ATCTCTGGGAGAGAGCGCATCCGTACTAGTACAGGGATTTGAGCCGAGCAGGGGTTATGCGGTAACAGGGGGTATGCTCCTGGCATTGCGCTGCTCCGAGCTGGCATTGAGCAGGGGCCATGCTGCTACCCCGGGTGTCCTTTCCAGGCAGTCCCAAAAGGACCGATAAGTAGGGTTATGAGGCAATCGATATGGGTAGCGCACTCAGAGAGCCGGTATCTCCCTGCAATCATTCAATTCCCGCGGTTTCCCCTGTTGAACCGATAAGTGCGGCTCCGCGAAACCGACCCCCCCCACGGGGCCGTTCGTTCCCTGCTGCTGCGGCTATATCCCACATAAAGTTTTTCCCAAAATATCTCTCCTGGTATTCTGCGTTTATGAAACCTATTCGGACTTCTACGTTTCGGCATTATCAATGTTTGGTTTGTGCCGAGCATTTTTTGACTGAGGATCTGTATCGGGAGCATTTCTCTGGGCTGAGGCACCGAGTTGGGGAGGTTGGTTATCTTCGTGAGCAGATTGAGCGTTACCGGCAGTATCTTGCGGATGCGGAGTCGAAGCTTGAGGAGTTGGTCGCGTCTCTTCGCTAGTTCTTCCTAACTGCCACTAAATTCCCCTGTAGCCTCAAAGTCTCATCTCCTAGGAGGCTTGAGATTGAGGCTCGCCCTTGTGATGGGCGTTCCGAAAGCCTGTTCGCGACTAAATTATTTTGGGGTGTCTAGAACCCCCTGGAATCGTTGGCGAATTACGCGACTAAATACGGCACCTGAAAATAATTTAGTCGCGAGTGTATTCTTAGCTCTCGCCTATACCCCTAAGTGTGTAGTATGATTCTAGTCATACACACATGGGGGTATGTCTTTGGACCGAGCGAGGACAGCGGCGTTGATAGAGATGCACGAGGGGCGAAGGGCTCGTGTGTATCGTGATTCTGTGGGTTTGGAGACGATAGGGGTTGGGCGGAATGTATCTTCGAGTGGTCCGGGTTTGCGGAATTCGGAGATAGATTTGATGTTGTCGAATGATGTGGAGGATTCGTTCCAGCGTTTGTCTGCGGCGTTTCCAGGTTTTTTGTTGTTGTCTGATGTGAGGCAGGCTGTGTTGTTGGATATGTGTCACAACCTTGGGTTGTATGGGTTGTTGAAGTTCAAGGGGATGTTGGGATGTGTTGAGTCGAAGGATTGGGATGGTGCTGCTCGTTCGATGCTGAGTTCGTTGTGGCGTCGTCAGGTAGGGAATCGAGCACGAAGACTGGCGGCGATGATGACGACGAATAGGTGGCCGTGATTGTTCCTGAGGGGATGGCGTATTTTGATGAGGAGTCGGCGCACGACTTCTGGGAAGTTTCGGGTGCGGGGGATAGTCCGGAGAAGAACTTGTTGTTTGCGGTGTTGATGCAGGCGATTAAGGATTGTGGTGGTTCTAAGACGGTGACTGATGATTACCGTTGTCCTGGTGAGGCTGCGGCTGCTGGTCGGTGTTGGTTTCGTGAGCGGTCGCGGGGGATGGTTGGTTGGGGGTTAGTGATTGAGCAGTTGGGTATTAGTCCTGAGACTGCGGTGCGGTTGGAGTATTGTGCGAGGAACGGGTTGGACCCGTTTGCTACTCGGTTTAGTTTTTACCGGACGAATAATCCGAAGCGGCATGTGCCGTCTGCGTTGAATTCTGGTCTGTGGAAGAGAAAGGCGCGTCAGTTCGCCTAGTGTTTTCTTGCGAGCCGCTTTCTGCGGTTTCGAATATTTCGTTTAACTTTGTCGATGGCTGGTTCTGAGAGCTGGTCGAGTCCTGGTGCTGCTTGGAGGAAAGCTTTTGCTTTTTCGTGTTTTGGCGCGAGGGCTACGGTTTTGCAGAGTGGGCAGTGGACTTCGTAGAAGTTGATTGAACCCCCCTGGTTTTTCTCTACCAGCGGGCCTCCGCATGTGCATGTGTGTGGCATGTCGAGCATGGGTCTGTATTAGCACACACTTTCCGGGTTGTGATACACGGAATTCCTCTGATATGTATGGCGTATGTATCGGAGCCATATCCTTTGAAGAAGAGCGACGAAGAGATTCTTGAGTGGTCGGCGAAGTTGTCGGGCGATTACGCTCAGGCGATGGGCAAGCCGCTTGGGAGTGACGTGCTTGCAGCGGCGATTCAGGGCCGTTGGGCTGAGTATGAGCGGTTGTTCCTCGCTGACCGTCTTCGGGGATTTAAGGCCACTGATTGCGTTAACGCGTTGGGGGTTTTGAATGAGCGAGGACGAGAAGGACTGGACTTCGGGGCAAGCGCTGGACTCAGTGACGGCGGAGAGCTGGGACGAGGAGGACGAGGACCCGATGGTGTGTCGGCAGACGGAGCCGTTGCCGCCGATTCCTCTGGCGAAGAAGCACGTCAGGGTGAGCAGCCACGAGTGGAAGGAAGTGGACGACCAGGGGAGATGCGTTCACACGGGGGAGAAGTTGAAGCCGTGGGTGAAGCCGCCGCTTCGAATGAAGTCGTTGACGAAAAAGCCTCGGGCAAAGAAGAAGCCAAAGATTCACCCGAAGTTCAATCTCCGAAGCTCAATAATCACAATAAACAGCTACGCCGATCCAAACGGCAGCACCTGGTCTGAGCGCGAGCCTTATCCGGCTTACAACTGGGCGCGGGAAGAGTTTCACAAGGGCACTTCACTGAAAGACATTCAGGAGAAGACCGGCTGGAGTCACGCGCGGTTAGTTAATTGGGCATATGAATCGGTGTCGGGCCGCATGTGCTGGAAGGAGGAACGGCAGGTGGAGCATAACAAAATTGTTCGGGCCGTTCTGAAAAACACCCAGGAAGAATGCGTCCAGAGCGTCAAAGAGATTCTGAATATCGTGGCGATTAAGATTGCGGCGATTGATGAACATGCGGCCAAGGAACTGAGCGTCAAGGAAGTGAAAGACCTGGTGTCCGTTGCTGAAGACTTACACAAGATTTCTCAAATCGAGGCAGGCAAGCCGACGAATATCTCCGCCAATGTGAAGCTCACACGGGAATCAGTGCTGGAGAAATTAAAAGCCTCAGACCCATACGTCAATTACGACGAACTAGAAAAGCCGAATGCTACCAAAGAGCCTACGCCTCACTGACCAGGAGAACCTGGCTCTCATTGACGCGTATGCAGACCGCGTAGCGGAGCTTCATGCGTATAAGAAGTTCCACGCGAAGCAGCAGGCGGTAATCAAAGCCATCTTCGAGCAAGGCTATAAGCGCATCTTTATTCGGAAGGGACGAAAGGGCGGGGGAACTCAGACGCTGCTCTATCCAACTGTGAGACTCGCAGGCTGCTTCGATAACATGGCCTGCTACATCATCGGCCCACAGTACAGCTTGCAGAAAGAAATCGTCTGGTCGAACAACCGGATTAGGAACTTCATTCCTGCCAAGTGGAACGCCCGCTTCAATGAATTCGAAGGCCGGGTGAAGTTCCCGAACGGCAGCTTCATTAAAGTCCACGGAGCAGACAACCATAAGTCTCTGGTCGGTATCGAAGGCGACTTGTTCATCTTCGACGAGCTTAAAGACCACGACCCAAGAGCATACAATAATTGCTACCCGAATATTGCCTCACGAGACGCTATCTGGATTGTCTGCGGGGCTCCGCCAAAGAACAAATCAAACTTCTACTACAAGCTGGAACAGCAAATAATCAACGACCCCGACTGGTTCTTTATTCACTGGTCCACCTGGGACAATGCCGAGTTTCTTCCAGGCGGCAGAGAATGGATTCAGAACGAAAAAGAAACCTACTACCGAAACGGCAACTGGGACGAGTGGGAGCAGGAATGGGAAGCTCGTTACGTCTTCGGTGGAAAGAGCACTGTGCTGTCGAGCTTCAGACCTGACGGGCCAGATAGTCATGTCTATCCGTATGACGTTCTAGAAGCGCAAGTTCGGGACCGAAACAAACTAAAGTGGTTCCAGATATTCGACCCCGGATTCGCCACCTGCTTTGCTATCGTCTTCGCCTGCTACAATCCATACACGTCTGAAATTTACATCCTCGATGAGATTTACGAAACCGACCGGGCGAAGTTGTCGGTAAACGAAATCTGGCCGCGCGTTATGGCCAAGCAGGAAGAACTTAACCCAGGCGGAAACTGGCGGCGGGTCTACGACTCCGCAGCGCCAGGCTTTCCGAATGAAGTACGAAGTCGCTGGGGCCGCGACCTGAAATTCGTCCCGAGCTACAAAGAGCCAGACGATGAAGACAAGTACTTCCGAATCTGGAACGGCGCTCTAGCAACAAATCGCTTCTTTATCGCGAGCCGCTGCGTTCATACCATCGCTGAGATGGAGAATTACCTCACCGACGATAACAACGGATACCCCGACGAGCACAACCATGCGCTCGATTGCCTAATTGGGTCGACATTAGTCGATACATACGAAGGTCAGATTCCTATTGCCGATCTTGTCGGCAAGGAAGGGGGAGTCTTTTCTTCTGGCGGCACAGTCCAGAGATTCTACGACTGTAGAAAAACACACACCAACGTTCCGGTATTTACGGTGGAGTTTAGTGACGGACGAAAGGTTACTGCCACGCCTAACCACGAATTCCTTTTGTCTGACGGCAACTGGTGCCGACTCTCGGATCTCAATGTGGGTGATTTAATTCAGGAACACGACTATGCAAGTGGAGTCTATCTCGGAAACGGAGCAGCATTTCAATGGGAAGACTTACCGTCTCCATCGTGGAGAGAGATATTTCTCCCGTGGCACAAAGCGCCTTCACCGCGTCGTATGGCAGCACTTCAACGGAGAAATTCCAGAGAAGCATCACATACATCACATCGACGGAAACCCGTTGAACAATCAAATAGAGAACCTTCAGTTAGTTTCCTCGCAGGCTCATGCGGACTTGCACTTTACGCAGGAGCGGCGGGGGCAGTTAGCGGAGCAAGCCAAGCGGCGAATAGATTCATTCCAGGAGCAGTCTCGGGCCTGGCGCAAAACACCGGAAGGTCAAGCCTGGCACAAAAAACATGGGCGGGAATTGCAAGCAAGAATAGAAGCCCTTCCACCAAAAATAAAGTCGTGCGCTTTTTGCGGGCGCTCTTACGAGACGAGAGCGATCAGCAACCGTGCTCGCTTCTGTCACCTCAACTGCAAGATGAATGCTCGAAGGGAACGACTCACGGGGCGAAGGCCAGTCCCGCGGGCACTGCCAGAGTTGAGCGAGTAACTTCAGCAGGGAGGCAGGATACTTACTGCATGAGTGTTGAGAATACGAATGCCTTTTCGGTTGAGGGCGGAATCATCGTTCACAACTGTATGCGGTATTTCCTCAAAGCCATTAACTTCACATTCAATCAAAAACAAAACGACATCGTTCACCTCTCTGACCAAATCCGCGGATACACCGTGGAGGAGGCAAGGGACGTAATCAAGAGCGATATCATGGAGCACATAGAGGCCAATGATTATGACGAGTTTGGAACCGATGGCTTTGATTTTTCTTATCACTAGCGGGGTGGTGCTGCTCGGCTTCGGGGCCGTGCTGTACATCCTCGGACAGTTAGTGAACGACCAGCGCCGAACACGCGAGCAATCGCAGTTAACGCTGCTTGCTTCGCTCTGGGCGACCGTTGAGGCGAAGGGCTTGCAACGGAGCACGGTGATTCAGCGAATCATCGAGAAGTATTCGCCGGTGCCCGCGAAAGGAACGGACGCGAACGTGCAGACCTACAACGATGCGTTTGAAGAAGCGCTCGGCTTCGGCACAGAAGAACTTCCACCGAAGCAAAAAGCGCATCAGGAGTTTATGTCCACCTTCGACTTTGATGCAGAGCGGGAAAAAGATCAGAACCCTGAGGATCTCGTCTAATGGCCCGCGGCTATCACACAATTTTAGAAGAGCACTACGACCGCCTGACCGGACAGGAGATGGGCGGTGGTGCGGCTGGTAACTTAAAGCCGTTCTTTCCCGTAGCACAGAAAGAAGACGGCGATGTGCTTGAATGGCTGGAGGATAACCTTCGCATTCTCGAAGACGAGCAGGAAGAACGCGCACGAGGACAGATAAGAAACGTTCGTTTCTACAAAGGGATTCAGGATCTCGGAAACGGAATGGCAGAAGCGCAGATGATTCGTAACGGCAGCTCAAGGCCGGTAACGAAAAGTCAGATGTTCACGCTCAACCACTGCCGGGACTTGGTTCACCAGAAAGTTGCGCGTCTCATGCGCTTCAATCCCGACATGAACGTCACGCCGCAGAATAACGAGTATACCGATAGACTCGGCGCGAAGCTCTCCAAGCGGGTTATCGACAACCTGTTCTACATCAACGACTCGCGAGCAATGTTCTCCGAAGCGCTTCAACACGGAGCGTTAACAGGAGAGAGCTTCGTATTTGTCGAGTGGGACCCTTACATCGGCGACAAAGATCCGATGGTGGAGCGCATTCGGAACGAAGGGCTGGTCAAGGAATTCACGGACAATCAGGGCGAAGTCATTCCCCTAGACATGATTAGTCGCGTCGGTGACGTGAGCTACAAGAATCCTCTCTCCTGGCTTGTCTGGCACGAGCCGCAAGTGAAGTGGAAGGATGTGAACTACATCTACTACGCAGAGATTAAGCACATCGACGAAATCAGGGCGGAGAATCCAAACATCGACCTAGACCATTCAAGCATCATCACGTTAACGGCAAACAAAGAAGGCGGATATGGCCCAGGGTTCCAGCTCGGAGAATATACCGTTCAATACACGTTCTATCATAAGAGACATCGGTTCCTCGACTCGGGATTTATGGCTCGCTTCATACCTGGCCAGCTCCTCTACCGGGGTCCACTGCCGTATTCGCACGGTGAACTACCCGTTGCCCGCTTTACTGACTTTGACGATCCCGAAAGCGCACACGGGATTTCCTTTCTTGAAGACATCAAACCCCCTCTGGTTTTATTTAATAAGCTTTGGAACCTCACTTACAGAAACATCGCGATCGGGGCGCACCCGAAGCTGTTTGTCCCGGAAGGAAGCTGCAACATAAACTCAATGGCCAACGGGCCGTTCGTAGTTGAGTATCAGTATCCAATGAAGCCGGAACTTGTAACCTTCCCGACTCTCACGCCGGAAGTAATCACCGTTCCAGATAAACTCATGGGGCAAATATCTCAGCTCTCGGGAACATTCGGGGTTTCTCGGGGAGAGACGATTGCAAACGCTCGGGCAGCGTCGATTCTTAACTTCTACGAAGAACAGGAAGCCAAGCGCGAAGAATCGCAGACCAGAAAGAAGAACGCTTTCTGCGAGAAGCTTGCACGGCTCTCCCTCGGAACAGCAGGCGATAAATACAAGCCAGACGATGGCCGAATGATTCGCATCGTAGGCAAGAACAACCGCTACAAGGTCAGGAAGGTTGATGACGTTGCGAAACTGTCAGGGCCTTACGACGTGAAGGTTGAATTCACCACCGCACTTGCAGAAACGAAGCAGGGCCGTATCGACCAGATATCCACCTTGTCGAACATGCCGCTTTCTCAAAACAAGAACGAGGAATCAAAACCGGGACTGTTCACCAGAGAGCAGGTGCTTCGAATGATCGAAGTGGCCGACATTGACGAGTTCTTTGAAATGGCTACCGCCTCCGCTGAATGCGCGGAGAGCGAGAACGAAGACATGTTCGAGGGCGAACCGGTGGAAGCACCTGAGAAATTTCAGATGCACATTGTCCACTGGAACACGCACTTCCAGTTTCTACAAAGCCGCGAATTCGCTGACGTGAAAGGCGTGCCGCAGGAAGTAAAGGAGGGTCTACTGAATCACCTCATGACCCACGAAATGTGGATGTATGAGCTGGCGCAAAAGAGTCTCACCTTCGCGCAGCTTCTCATGGAGAACTTCTATTTTCCGGCAGTCTTTGAAATCGGAGCGCAGCCAACGATCGCTCAGCTTGTAATGATGCACCAGCAGCCACCCGCGCCGCCTCCAGGGGCAGAGCCTCCACCGGAAGCCGCGCAGGAGGAAGCACCAGAGGAAGAACAAGCACCGCCACCGGAGGCAGCTCCCGAGGATATGCCTCCTGAGATGCCGATGGAACCGCCACCACCTCCAGCACCGGAAGCACCGAAGCAGATGATTATTCAGAGAGGCCCGGACGGTAAAATATCCGGGGCGATTATTGTCCCAGTGGATGTGCCAAGTGAAGCACCTCCAGAGCAGATTCAATAGAGGAACATGCCAACATCAAGTTTTAATAAGTTCAACAGCTTCGTGGAAGCTTGTGCCGAGAAAGTTCACAACCTCGGCTCTGATACCATCACTGTTGCGCTTTGCGCGGCGGCTAGTGCTCCGGTAGCGTCGAACACCGTTCTCGCGAACTTGACTCAGATTAGTTACACGAATTGCTCTTCTCGCGTGGTGACGACTACCTCTAGCGCTCAGAGTTCAGGGACATACAAGCTGGTTCTTCAGGACCTCACTCTCACGGCGAGTGGCGGCAGCATAGCGGCGTTTCGGTATGTGGTGCTTTACAACGACACGGCATCAAACGACGAGCTTATCGGCTGGTATGACTACGGGTCTGACGTAACGATAGCGAACGGAGAATCTCTACTTCTCGACTTCGACGGCTCGGGCGGAGTCTTAACCCTAGTCTAATGGCAATCACCAGGGTTGGCGGCGCAGCGGGCATAACGAGCGCGACTCTACCGGCGCACCAGGTTGGCGATTTCATTATTGGGATCTCGTTCCGGGACGGTAACAACACAGCTCCGACGATTCCCTCCGGCGTTAACTGGACGACATTCGACACCACAGCAGGGACTCAAAGTAACGGCTCGGGGGTTGCCTACAAGTTTGCAACCACTACCTCAGAAACGACCGGCACCTGGTCAAGCGCTACCTCGGTCGGTTTCGTAATCTATCGCGGCGTAGACACGACTACGCCGATCAGCATCAGCTACGCTTCGGATGCCAACTTCATCGGCACCAGCACGATAACTTGGAACGGCTTCACGTTTGCGGTAACGGACGGCACAAGCTGGGCGCTCGGGTTCGCAGGACACCGACAAGTAAATAACGATCTCGCTGGCAATCCTCCGTCTGGAATGACGAACATTGCAGCGGCTAGCGTCATTGACGGCACCGACGATTTTGCAATTCACGACACTAACGGCGGGGTTACTGGCTGGTCTAATACCAGTAAGACTCTCTCCGGGACAAACGGCGGAGCTCGGACTCGGGTTATTGAAATCCGTGCAGCGGCTGGTCCTACCTATACCCTGACATGCAACACGGGAACATTCACCCTGACTGGGCAGACCGCAGCGCTGAAAGCATCTCGGTTGCTTACCTGCACGACCCGGAGCTTTGCACTCACGGGGCAGAGTGCGAACCTAACAGCCAGTCGGCTGCTGACTTGTTCCGCCGGAAGCTTTGCGCTGACCGGCAACAATGCGGCTTTGACGGCTTCTCGACTTCTCACCTGCTCGACCGGAAGCTTTGCACTGACGGGGAACGATGCGGCGCTGACCTACTCGGGAGCGGCGGGGGCGACCTATACCCTAACGTGTAACGCCGGGAGTTTCGCGCTCACCGGGCAATCGGCAACGCTAGCCGTTTCTAGGCTACTGACCTGCTCAGCGGGGAGCTTTGCGCTCACCGGGAACGACGCGATTCTTAGTTACTCTCCTGCCGTGGTTCCAACCGATCCTACCGTTTCTCCTCGCGGCTCAGGCGGCGGCGGTGACGACTCGGGACTTCTCGCCGCCGACTACGCAAGGCGCTTAGCAGCGGCGAAGAATCCGCAGACGAAAACGCCTTACAACGAAGCCATAAGAGAAACTAATGCCGAAACGCGGCCACCGAAGCGGAAGAAGCGCACGGTAGTTGAAACGTTCGTGCCGCTGACGAGACTCAGCAGGCCCAAAAGCTCACCGGCCCCGGAGCCTAAGCCCCTTCCCAAGTTCGAGGGATACAAGCCACCGGAACCCACTCAGGCCGACATCGACGCCTACAACGCTCGAATGAGGCTAGCGGAAGCACTACAGAACACCATCCGGCAGAAAGCCATTAGGGAATGGTGGGACGCCCAGCAGCAGGCCCTTGCAGAGCAAGCACTCGCCCAGGAGCTAGAGCAGCAAAGACTTTTTGAAGAAGAGCAGGACGACGAAGAAGCCATCATTCTGATGGCAGCAATGATTTAACAACGGAGAGGAGAGCAAAATGGACGATACAAGCCCGAATCAATCAATCGTGGAAGCACCGCTAGACGGCGACCATATGGACATCGACGCACTGAGGGAATTCTCAGTCTCGGAGTTCGACAAGGAATACGGGACGGACAAAAAGGAGCCTGCCGAAAAGGAAGAGCCGGAAGTCGAGGAAACCGCCGAAGACGACGAAGAAGCCCCTGCCGAGGACGAGGAAGCGGAGGAAGACGAAGAAGCGGAGGAAGGCGAAGAGGAAGAGAAGAAGTATGTGTCCGCCAAGGACAAGTCCGGGAAGGAAATTAAGATCCCGAAGGATGCCCTTATCGAAGTGAAGGTCGACGGCAAGACCGAGATGATGACCGCCCAGGACATTATCAACAAAGCCTCAGGCGCTCAGCACCTAGACCGGAAGCTCACAGAAGTTGGCCGAGAACGCGTTCGGCTTCAGAAAGAGCGGCAGGTGTTCGAGGAAGAAGCGACCGTTACCCGCGACAACATGGAAATTCTCACAGACATTGCGAGAAACCAAAGCCCGCAAGACTTCGTTCTCTACTACTCGATGCTGACCGGGCAGAACGCTGACACCGTTATGCAGGACATGATCAAGCAGGCCATCGCAGAGGCGGAACGATTTTCCGGGATGACACCGCGGGAACGTGAGCTGTATAATGAGAACCGGCAGTTTAAATTCAGCCAAGAGCAACGTAAACGCGAAGAAGCCCGAATAGCGCAGAAGCAAACCTCTAATCAGGAGCGAGCGCAGGTTCAGGAAATTCTGACCGAGAACGGGCTCGAAATGGCTGATTTCTTAGCTGCGGCGCATAGCGTCAAAGAGCGGATTGAAAGCGGAGAGCTGAAAGGAAAGTATTCGGCCAAGGACATTGCAGAGTACGCAATTACCTACAAGTCGGAAACCTCTGTTTCAGAAGCAATTTCAGCCGTAGATAAAGCTCTGTTGAAAGACAGAGATTTTGTGTCGAAGGTGACCAAGGCTCGCATAGCTGGCGAAGTTTCAGGGGAAAGATTCACTCCCAAGGAGCTTCAAGCGCTGGTTAAGCGAATCAAGGCACACCAGACCAAAGGCATAAGTGAGAGCCTGAGTAAGAAGGTCGACCGGCACGTATCGTCCGGGAAAACCAACTCCCAAAGCGCAAGCTCACGAAACCAAGAAAAAAGTAACGCTGGGAACAGCGTGACCTTAGCGGATCACAGGGATCGTCTATACGGCGGTTACTAACGTTCTAATTTTGTCATGGGCTCCCAGCAAGAATTCATCTTGCATTTCGTGTTGGGAGACTCATGGGCATCACAAATATGACGAACGCCGATTATGATCCGGTGTTCAAACGTAACTATCTAAAACTCGGCGATAACCTTTATAATACCTTCGACAACGTTCACTCGCGTCACAAAAAGACGTTTGGAACTTTGGGTGGAGCTGACTCACGTCACCCGGTAGAAACTACCTTTGGCGGCGGATTCGGGGGCTCTAGTGACGGGTATCTACCAGTAGCAAACAACACGGCGTTTATTCAGCCTGTTTATACTGCTAAGCGAACCTACGCTCGAATCAATATCGATAACATGACCATCGAAAGTTCTGCGAAGAACGAATGGTCCTTTGTTCGAGCCATCGATCAGGAAACTACAGGCAAGCTTCGGAACTTCAACCGAAACCATGCTCGTATTCTGATGAACGATGGCTCGGGCGTTCTCGGTGAATTCACTGGTCCTGCCGGTGGAACTGCCGCTGCTCCAACAATGACGATTCTTACGACCGGGAACTACGGTCGAAGACACGCTTGTTTCGAGAAAGGGGAATACGTTCAGGTAAACAGCCTTGGTAGCTTGTTCGAAATCAGAAGCTACGTTCGAAGCTCCGGCCTTTTGACCCTTGCCCGAAAGACCGGCTCCGATGACCTGACTGGCTTGGCGGTCGCTACCCACAAGCTCTATACGCAAGGCTCGAAAGACACTGAGCCTTACGGATACCTCGGGGTTCTCATCAACAGCTCGCACTACGGAGTGGCTGAAGAACACCGCTGGCAGCCGCTAGAAATCAACGCATCTTCGGCGCCTCTCGATACCGAGATGCTGACGCAGTTGGTTGAACAGTCTAGCGAGTTGAACGATCAGGCGTTTACGGACCTCATCTTCTCGCCTTACCAGTACCGGAAATATATCTCGCTCTTGGAAGACCAAAAGCGGTTCCCTGTTCCAGTAGATGTTAAGCCGCGTCCGAACAAAATGACTTCTCCTGACCTCATCGCAAAGGTGAGTTTCGGCGGGATTCAGTATGTCGGCTCGATGGGGAACATTAATTGCTTCCAGCACCGCTTCCTTCGGGACGACCTGGTTATTGGAATCAACACCAACGAAGCGGAACTGCGACACGTTAAGAAGCCAGGCTGGGCAGCTCGGGACAACACCGTGTTCCTCCGAATGGCGGACTACGACGGGTACGAAGCTCGCTACGTTTGTTACAGCGAGAACTGTATCAACCCGTTCTATGCCGGATTTATTTACGGTCTAGCAACCTCGTAGTGAGTGGGGGGCGAAAGCCCCCTTTCTCTTAAGGAGAGAATTAAATGGCAATTTCATTACAGCAGGTTGGGATTCGGCAAAGTAAGTCGGAGCTGCTTGCTCTTCGCGTCGACGGAACAGGCACAGCCTCCGTTACCGAAGGGGGCAACCACGTCACTTTGACGGATAACGGGAGTGGTGATTACACGCTGACCTTTAGACGCCCAGGGCGAAGAGTCCCGGTTATTCTCGGAGCTGTTCCTTTAGTTGCGAATCTTCAGGCTCAGATTGTTTCCGTGACTGCTAGCGCTGTGAACGTAAAATTCACGAACAACAGCGGCACGGCGACCGACACTCAGTTTCATCTGGGCGTTCTGATGTACTACGACCCAAGTCAACATTAATTAAAAAGGGATCAAGAAAATGGCAGAGAAAGGCGGAGTAGAAGCCACGAGCGCAAGCACGGTGGTTCGGTCAGTAGCAGGCGACGTGCTTGTAGAAGTTCCAACAGGAAAGAGCTTCGGTGTCGCGGTTAACGGCGTAAAGCAGATTTCCGTTGGTTCGGGCGGTCTGGGTTATGCAACGGGCGTAGGCGGAACGGTGACTCAAATCACAAGCCGTACGACCGGCGTTACGCTCAGTAAGCTCTGTGGGTCGATTATCACCGATGCGAGTTCATTAGCAGCAGCAGGCGAAGCGAAGTTCACGGTTACGAATACGCTGGTAGCAGCAACCGACGTGGTTGTTTGTTGCTTAAAGACAGACAGCGCGACAGGGACCTCGCTTGCATACGTGTCTGACGTTGCGGACGGTTCGTTCGAAATCACGATCACGAACCTTCACGCATCGACCGCAGATACTAGCGCATCGACGATTAACTTCGCGGTGATTAAGGCAGTAGCAGCTTAGGTTGTTCAGGCCGATTTCCGCAGCACTAGCCATTAGGCAAGCAATGGATGAAAGGAAAACCTAATGGGCACATCAACGTTGATACTGTCCTTAAAGTTGCTTTGTTTGTCCTTAGCGCTGTTGGCTATTTGCTTGCGGAAATCTACACGCGAACGCGAGCAGAAATCGGTGAAAACCGCAGGACAATTATTGCACTTGATCAACGAGCGAGCAGTACCGCTGAGCGAATTGCGAACCTCGAAGCAACGTGTGTACGGAAATAGGAGAGCGTATGACCATCACGAAAAAGATGCTGTGCTGTATCGTATTAGCCGTCACGGGGTGCGGCGGTAGCGGCGGATCTGACTCCCCGGACTCTGTTATCCAGTCTTCCACCGAGAACTGCCCGGTGGATATCGTCTCGACTCATACCGTCAATGCGGCTGAAGCTGAAGAAGTAGAAGCGGCGGCGGAAGACTCCGGGACCGACTTCTTCGGCGAAGACTCTATTCCAGCTTTCGACAACTCCGGGGCTCTTAGAGCCGACGTGTCTATTACCGTCTTCGGCTGTCACAACCAAGTTTCCGTTGGCGCTAACGACACGACAGTCAATAACCCTCAGCCGCTAGCGCAGCGAGTTAGGGCCGGGGAGTTCGAGTCTATCCAATTCGAGCCAGCGGTATGAAGTGCATCGTGTTCTTAACGATATTCGCCAGCGGATGCGCCATGCCGGGTGGGGTGTTCTACGCGGCTAAGAACGCGCAATGCCCTGAGACGCTTCTCGAAAGCATCGACCTAAAAATGGATAA